GTCCAAATTTGTGGACAAGTGGGAGAACAATATTGAAAAGATCGAACGCAATCGAAAGATAATGCGTGAAGGTCGTGAAGCAGTAGAGATTTATAAGAATCTTGGGCTGATGGCAACCGAAGGATACAATATCCGAAAGGTGGACAGAATCCCTTAGACACTACTATCTACTTGACAAGTCCTCTCATTCGTGAGAGGGCTTTTATTATGGGAAAAGGAATGCAACCAAAGAAAGGATACAATCAAAAGAAGTATGATGCAAATTATGATTCCATTGATTGGTCAAAAACAAGGAAACCAAAGGAGAACAAAAAATAATGTCTCACTTTTATACCTCAAGCAAGAACCCACAGTTCTTAGAAGATGTCACTACGCCACACCAAGCCCTCAAGAACGGCAGAGCGTACCCATCTGTTACTACTGTCCTCGGAATAGTTAAAGACGATTTCCTCGACAGTATTTATACTCCAAGAAAGCTAGTTGAACTAGCCAGAGAAAACCCAAGTACGCATTACTCAATTTTAAAAGATTGGGTGTACGGATTTCGGGAGCATCCATTTACTGGAGAGATGATCTCAAGCTCAGAGTTTGGTACATCAGTTCATAAACGAATCGAGGATTGGTTGATGGACGGCGAGGGCGAAGCCAGTGCTTACGATGATTGGGCAAAGCCATTCGTTGATTGGGTAAATGAAGAAGGTGTGCAAGTCGTTGACTGCGAGTACATTATATCAGATAGCAGATTCAAGATAGCTGGTAGCATTGACTTCATTGGACTAGATAAGAATGAGAAAGTCTTTCTTGCTGATTACAAATGCCGAAGTTGTAAGGACGGCAAGGGTAAGTTCTATCCTAAGGATTGCAAACAGTTAGCCATCGAGAGTGTTATGCTCGCCAGAAAGCTCAAGCTCGATTACTTTCCGAAGGTACGATCAGTCTGCATCGATACTAATACCGCCGAACACTACCACTACGAATGGAGTGACTCCGAGTTCAACCACTACTTTGAATGTGCCAAACTTTCAGCCAAAACATATTGGATCGAGAGAATGTCACCTAAACCTAAAAAGAATAAAAAGAAAAATGGATAACCCCAACTTAGAATACTACGAAGAATTAATACACGCCGAGGACGCAATACAATTTGACGGACTCGATTACGCTATCGTTGGAGTCAGCGATTGCGGATACTACATATACGATTACGACCGAATGGTTGAGTGCTTCATAACTGACAGCGAAATGACAGAAGAGGAAGCGGTTGAATGGATTGACTTCAATGTAATGGGAGTCAATGGAGGCAAAGGATTTATAGTAATGTACAGCAACGAAGGTATATGAGAAAGTTTGAAATATTATACCGGCACTTCGATATGCCATCGGACTATCGAGGATACCAAGTACGATGGGCAAACGATAAAGCCCAAGCAATTAAATACATCTGTCCTACTAAACCAAGTAAAGACGGATACGGCACAACTAAGAAAGGTGCTAGAGTACAAATCCTAGAAGTCAACGAATTACCCACAGAATAATGATAGCCACTATTACTACTAAAGTTTGCAAAACTTGCAACGAAGAATTACCTCTAGACCAGTTCTACGGAAATGGTACTACGCCGAACGGCACAAAAAAATATAAGCCAAGCTGTAAGACTTGTGAGAACAAGGGACAATCTTTAAGATACCAAGGTATCATTGAGGAATATTTCGGCGGATGGAAATGCAACCGATGTGGATTCGAGGGTAAGTCCCAGCAATTTGATTGCCACCATATTGATCCCACTACAAAGAGAGATACGATATCGAATCTAAGAACATCTTTTAATTTACTGAAAGAAGAACTAAAGAAGTGTGAGCTTCTATGTGCTAACTGTCATAGATTAACAGACGATTACTAATGAAGTACCTACCTCAAAGTAAATTAGCACAGTGGAGAAAGAAGAATGCACCCACAAAATGCCCACTTGTTGAGTACAAAACCTCGAACTGGGTAGTAGATCACGACCACACCAGTGGCTTTGTAAGGGGCGTTGTGTCCTCAGAAGGTAATGCCTTTCTGGGTCGTATAGAAAACGCCTTTAAGAGGCTTTCTCGTGGTGCTAAGAAGGCATCTCTGCCCACTATCCTACGCAATATGGCTTCGTATCTTGAACAAGAGGACACTCACTTGATTCACCCAGAAGGATTCCGCCAACTGTACAAAAGATTTTTTTCACTAAACAAGGATTTACAACTTGACATCCTCTTAAAATTTGGCACAAACAGAGACGACATCTCGAAATGTTCCAACGCAAAAGAGAGAACAGATTTATACAAAAAAATACTGAAAGGAAATTATGACTAAAAACGTTAGACACAAACTACAAGGAATCCAAGGACTCCTTAAGGCTCCTAAGGGGCAAACTAATAAGTTCGGCGGATACAAATACAGATCATCCGAAGATATACTAGAATCAGTCAAACCATTGCTAGACCAATGGGGCGTAATCTTAACAGTCAGCGATGAAGTTGTTGAGATCGGCGGACGAGTGTATGTAAAAGCTACTGCTCGCATCACTGATTCAGAACACGATAATTCAGTTGAGACTACAGCTTTTGCTCGTGAAGCAGAAGTAAAGAAAGGTATGGACGATGCACAGATTACTGGATCAGCCAGTTCTTACGCTCGCAAGTACGCTCTCAATGGTCTCTTCGCTATCGATGATACAAAGGATGCGGACGCTACTAACGATCACGGCAAGTCCCAACCGAAAGCCGTTGCTAAATCCAAGACACCCACCAAAGCAGTCCAAAAGACAGATGCCTTTGATGGACTAATGTAATTTTAATATATAATAATAATAACAATGAGTAAATACGATAATACAGATAAAGGTGCCCTATTCAAGAACGATAAAGAAAACGAACGTCAGCCAGACTTTCGTGGAACTATCAACGTTGGAGGCACAGACTACCAACTAGCCGCTTGGGTTAAAACAAGTGACAAGGTTGGCAAATACTTCTCTCTATCAGTTTCTGAATCCCAGAAGCAGACTAAGAAAGAAGCAGTAGGGAGAGAAGAAGATCCTTTCTAATGTCTTCTACTTTACCAGACTCTGGAGCTAGAACCGCCTTCGATACGGGGGCGGTTCGAGACTCTATGAAGGGCAAAGGTATGCCCAGTATGATACCCACTTGTGCAATTATGGCAATGGCTAGACGCTTCGAGGACGGAGCTACCAAGTACGGAGCTGATAATTGGAGGAAGGGTATTCCTACCTCTCGGTACTGTGATGCGGCGTACAGACATCTTATGCAATGCAGAGATAAGGACGCTACTGAAGACCACTTCGGGGCAGTACTTTGGAATATGGCTTGTTGGCTATGGACTGTTAAAGCCATAGAGGACAACGAGTTACCAAAAGAATTGGACGATATACAAAACTAAAAATGGACTCAAATGATATGATAATACTCTATGACTAATAAACTTCTTAACAATCTATATGACGGAGTTGACCTCGCAATACACTTACAGAATGAGGCAACTGAAAACAAAATTGAAAGCGAAAAAAAGAATCACCTTAGATATTTAGGACAATGCCTAAGGGTTATGAAAGAACAAATAGATGATGGAAGAAAACGAATTAAAGATACCAAAGAATGTGGATGCCGAGGAGAGAGTCCTTGCTCACTGTCTGGCTGACGGAAGCAGTGACTTCTACGACAGCATTGCTCACAAGATAAAGGCAGATGACTTTTATCTTTTTAGACATAACTTAGTTTTTAAAAGTGTCAGTTCACTCGCCCAAAAGGGCGAACCCTTAAACGAAATCTCATTGATAGAGGAGCTTAAACGTTCCTCTAGCTTTGAGGACGTTGACGGAATGACAATGATAAGCACTTTAATGGAAAAGCACACATCTACTTTAGATGCCCAGAATTGTGCCAATGTTGTGAAGGAGAAATCAAACCTTCGCAAGATGATAAGAACTTTCAAGGTTGCTCTTGAGAAAGCCGAGGACGAATCCGAAGAAACGGAAACAATCCGAGGTGATGTAGAGAGTAGTCTTTTGGACTTAGAGACCACAACTGGTTTTGATATGACCATTAGTAACGCCGTTGAAGAACTTCAAACAGAGTTCGAACAGCAGTTATCCGGCGAATGGACAGAGGACGTAGTCAAGACCCACATCCCACACTTAGACGATAAGCTAGGTAACGGAGGTATCGGTGCCGGCGAGGTTGTGGTTATCTCTGCTCCTACATCTTGTGGTAAATCCCAGTTAGCCCTAAATATTGTAGCTCGATCAGCCTACAAGGATGGCACTAAATGCGGCGTATTTAGCCTAGAGATGCCTCAAAAGCAAGTCCTTAAACGTATCCTCACTTGCAAATCCGGGGCGAACCTACGGCAAATTAAGGACAAAGTAATTGCTGATGACAAGATGAAAAAGATTAGGGAAGGATGCGATAGCCTAAAGGATATGCCCATCTATACAGTGCACAGCATTAAGAACATTGGGGAGCTTTGTTCTCACGCTAGGACGATGGTTCGCCGATATGGAGTAAAGCTATTGGTAATAGATTATCTACAGCTGATTCCATTCAGTAACAAGAACCAATCAAAGAACGATGCAGTAGCCAATATCTCCCACACCATCAAGCAACTAGCTCTTGAGTTAAACATAGGAGTGTTACTCCTCTCTCAAGTAAACCGTGAGGGTGCCAGAAGAGAAGGTGGTCTAGCTATCTACGACCTCAAGGATTCCGGCGAT